GAGAGTGATACGCCCGAAACCTGCGAAGCCATCGAGCGGTGGCAGCAGGGCAAGATCAACATCTTCGATGAAATGGCGCGGCTGGAGCGGGAGCGCGGCGAGGCGCGGGCAGAACGCGACGAATGGATTGCCCGATTCCGCGCTGATGAAGAGCTGATTAAAGAGGCAATGCAAAAATGACAACGAGCGCAACCAGCACAGCGACAGATCCAAGATGCCCATATTGCGGACGACCCGTGATTGGCATGGCTGTTTATGGGGCCCAAGGGGCTTACCACCCAGCCTGCACACAGCCGCCGCTGCCAAAAGACTTTGGGCTTTCTCCATATTACCCGCCCTATGGAGTGACGCATCCCGTTATACGCGCCACAGGCGATCCGCTAACGCCTGCGAATTTCACGACTTCGCCATGATCCACGAATTCCAACGCATCGTGCCGGTAAACACCCCGGTCGGCTACGGCTCGCTGCTCTACGTTGAGTCCGGTGGCCCGCTATCGAATGACATTTTCGCCGTTGTCCTCGAGGACGGCGGCAAGATCCGGCACTTCCGCTCGGATCAAGTGACGGTTTTGGAAAACCCGACGATGGACATCGTTGGTCAGGAATCTAAGGGCGCCGGCAAGGCTTAACAAAACGGTCTGGGGAGACCGTGCGCTGACCTGTCGGCGCCCTTTTACAACTTAGGGAGGAGCGCCGCGGAGACGGCGCAGTGGAATGGAAGAGAACTCGCATAAGTCACGCTTCACGCCGACCCCGCATCCGGTCATGCAGGTGGATTATGACATCCTCTCGCAGCTCGGGCCGGAGGAAGGCTGGGCGTATCTAAAAAAGCGCGAAGAACTGATCGCCCGCGAGGCCAGCGATCCGTTTCGCTATGGTTACATCCCGCCGGTCTGGCGCCGCGCGTCCGAACTGCTCGAAAAACACCGCGAGCTGCTCGTCATGGGCGGAAACCGGAGCGGAAAGACCGAGTGGGCAGCGAAGGAGGTCATCAAGACGATGTATTCCAAGCCCGGGGCGGTCGTCTGGTGCTTTCAAACGACTGCTCCAAACTCAATTGAGCTGCAGCAGCCTCGCATCTGGAAATACATGCCGCCGGAGTGGAGGAACGCGCGCAAGGGACAGGTCACAAACATCACCTACAGCGTCAAAGGCGGATTCACCGAGGCAAAGTTCGTTGCACCCAACCAGGCGGTCTGCATTTTCCGCAATTACGCCCAAGATCCGAGCACAATTGAAGGCGGCGAGATCGATGCCTGTTGGTGCGACGAGCTGGTCCCGCTTGATGTCCTAGAAACCCTCCGGTTCCGACTCGTAGACCGCAACGGCAAGCTCGCTGTGACATTCACACCGGTCCAAGGCTGGTCGCCGACCGTTGCCGACTACCTCAACGGCGCCAAGAACGTGCAGGAAGTGGACGCCGAGCTGCTCACGCGTAAGGACGCCGAGGGCAAGGTCATCGGATATGAGCAAGTGCCGGTCGAGCAGATCAACCCGAAGGGCCGGCCGATCATCTATTTCCACACCAAGCTCAATCCCTGGGCAGGCTGGACGCGCATGCGCAAGGAACTGCAGAGCGAGACCCGCGAGAAAATCCTCACCCGCGCCTACGGAGTCCCGACAAAAGCCATCGCCGGCCGCTTCCCGCTGTTCAATCCGAAGGTCCACGTCATTCGCCATTCTGAAATACCGAACGGCACCCGCTATCATTGGGTCGATCCGGCGAGCGGCAAGAATTGGTCGATGCTCTGGACCGTCTTCGACCCCGCCGGCCGCATCATAATATACAGGGAGTGGCCAAATCAGACAGATTACATAGAGGGCGTTGGCTACGCCGGCGAGTGGGCACTGCCGGACGGCAAGAAGCTCGACGGCCGCCCCGGTCCTGCGCAGCAAGACTTCGGTTTCGGCCTAGAGCGCTACAAAGAAGAAATCCTGCGCGTCGAAAACGGCGAGGAAATCTACGAGCGCTGGATGGACAGTCGTTACGGCAATTCCAAGACCCTTAGTAAAGAGGCACCGACAACCTTGATCGACGAGATGGCCAACCTTGACATGTTCTTCACCGCAACCCCCGGCGATTCTATCGACGAGGGCGTGGGCATGATCAATGACGCCTTGTCATACAACCCAGAGAAGCCGGTGGACGCCCGCAACCAGCCGCGGCTCTACATCTCGGAGAACTGCAAGAACACGATCTACGCCCTGCAGACCTATACCGGAGCGGACAAAAAACTCGGCGCGGTTAAGGACTTTGTAGACCTCTGCCGCTACATCTGCCTCTCCGATGCGATGTATCTCGACGAGGGCACCATGAAGTCCCGCGGAGGAGGCGCCTACTAATGACAACCCTTGACCGCCGCCAGCCGCCGCCACCGGAGGACTGGAAGTGCGCACCCGGCGGCCACCCAGTCTGCCAGGTCTGTGCCAAGCCCCTTGGCAATAAGTTCCTCCGCGATCCGCAGCTCGGGCCGTGCTGCATGGAGTGTGCGCCGCATGTCATCAGCGCCGACAAGTTGCTCTACTGGCTAAAAAATGCGCGATAGTTCAAGCCACACTTTAACTACTGACCAAATACTATGCACCTAACCATTGGTACACGCCGTAAACATGTCCCGCTCGACATGTACACAAAACCCGAAAACTTAGACACGTCCGCTGCGCTGTCATTCAGCCGCGAGCAGGCGCCGCCGGCCTTTATCACCGTGATGATCGGCCTGCAGGACCGCATCGCCGACGCCGCGCTGCTGGTCTCAAACATGGCCACCGCAAAAGACCCCGGACTGCTCGCCCATGCCGCGGGACAATTGAATGCGCTGCAGGAGTTGTGGGACGACCTAGAGACCAGGCGCGCCGAAGCATCCAGGTTGTCGTAAGGCATCAACAATGATGCGCAAAGGTGGGCGCTTTGCAGAGGCGCGCATCACCGAAGCGACATTAAGGGCTCTAGCGTCTTACGAACTACACACGAACTGTCAAAAAGTGACAGTTAAACGATACTATCACTAGCGCCGGCGTGAGCTAGCCGCTGTCACACCCCGCAAGAACCTTTGCTCCCAGACACATGCAATGTGTCGTTCTAAAAATAATGCTGTACATATGTACAGCTACGGCGCATAATCAGGTTGTCGATTAGGAGTGCCTCGCTGTGTCGAGGCTGTGGTTTGTGATCGGCCGGTCTTGGTGACGTTCACCCTGGCACTTCTTGGAGGTAATTCCATGGCAGATGGGAAAGCAGCGGCTGATGCCGCAGGTTCGGACGATATCATTTTAATGGCTCTTGATGAGCTGCGTGGCGCCCCGGCGCCGGTAGCCGAAGAGCCCGAAAAGGAGGAGTCCGAGAACGACGTTCTTTCACAAGACGAGACGACAGAGCCGGAGACCGAGGAGAAATCCGAGGACGCCGGCGAAGATGTCGAAGAGAAGTCAGACGACGAAGAGTCCGAGGACGAAGACGGCGAAGCCAGCGAGGAGGACGAAAAGCCCTCGCCGGACAAGGTGCAGAAACGCATCGACAAGCTCACGGCCCAGAAGAAAGCCGCCAGCGAAGAAGCCGCCACGATCAAAGCTCAATACGAGGAAGCCCAAAAGCGCCTCACCGAGCTGGAGTCCCAAGTCAACGAGGCCGCGAGGCCGGTGCTGCAAGCCAGCGCCGACAACCCGCTGGCAGACGTGGACACCCCGGAAGCCCTCGACGCCAAGATCAAAAGTGCGCAGGAAGTCCGCCGATGGGCTCTGCGTAATACTGACGGCGCCACGGTCAAAAAGCCGGACGGCAGCGAGGTCTACTTGGACGCCGACCAGATCAAAGACTATTTGATCAAAGCCGACGACGTTCTGACAATCCATGCGCCCCAGCGCCAGCAGTGGCTCGCCCAAAGGCAGCCCGCGCTCGAGGCTACGCAGAATCTCTTCCCTGACATCCTGAAGAAGGGAACGCCGATGCAAAAGGCGTTCGAGGCCACAGTAAAGCAAGCCCCGGAACTCTTGAAGTTGCCGCAGGTTGAATACTGGGTCGGTTTGGCATTGTACGGCGAGCAGCAGCTCATGGCCGCGCAGAAAGCCCAGGCCGCCAAGACCAAGGCCCAAGAGAAAGTCTCGTCCGCAAAGAAAACGCCGACACCTGTGAAACCAGTTTCGTCGCCGAAAACATCCACCAAGGGCACGGTCAGCAAAGACGTGCGCAACCGAGTGCTCTCCGGCGCCGGCGGGATCAACGATCTCGAGGCGTATATGTCGGAGGCGCTGTTCAGCTAAAAACTTAAAACCAAGAAAGACCTAATATCATGCCTTCCACAGTTGGCGCCTTATTCCCCTCGACGGGCAACCGCGAGGACTTGCTTGACATCATCAGTGTTGTCGACGCGAAAAACACCCCTATCTCCAGCTCTGTTGCCAAAGTCGGCGCAGATCTGAACAATCCCGGGCTCTACAGCTACCAAGCCGATTCGTACAACGCCCCGTCCTTCGACGGTATTGTCGATAACGCCGATGTCAGCGAGTACGATGACCCGACCAAAAATCGCGTCCTCCTCAGCGCCCGCGCCCAGAAGTTCCGCCGCACGATCCGTGTGTCCGACTTCCAGCAGAACGTCCAAGACGTTGCCGGCGTTGGCAAGAAGAAGGAAATGGCCCGCGGCACCGCCCGCGCCATCACCGAACTCAAGCGCGACATCGAAGCCGCTATTTCCAGCGACAACGACAGCGTTGAAGGTTCCGGCAGCGCAGCCTACAAGCTCCGCGGCCTGGGCAAGTGGATTCAGTCCACGGCGCAGACGGACCTCCCGGTTCCTACCTCGCAGCTCACGCCCGCCGCTTCCATCGACAACACG